GTGCAACCACTCTCATTCTCCGGGTCTAGCACTCACTATTTCTTAGCGTCAATAGCGAGCCCGACGTCGTTCCGCGCGGTTTGGCACTCAGACCAACCGCACTCGTACGCTGGGGGGGGTTCCGACTCCCGTCGCATACTGTCCTGGTCGAACAGTAAGCGATCAGGAATCGCAACAGACCGCACACCCACTTCTCTCGGTTTCGCGAAGGCTTCTCTCTCTAGCCTCCGACGCCGATTCACATCACTCAACCGTGCTCCAGCAAACTGAGAGCCACGGAAAGTCAAGGAACGAACCGGTCCACAAACAGGTTCAACTCGCCTCACGGCGGAAAGGGCGAGACAGTACCGAAGTGCTGCCCTCACTCGGCAATCGACGAAGTCCATAGTGAACTTCCAGGCTGCCGTCTCCCTAGCCGCCGCTTGGCGAATCTCATCCGTCGTCTCCTCTTCAGGCAATCGAGAAAACTCCTCCGAAGAGAGAGTGATCCCATGCCCAACGGGCGGAGACGGAACCGATACAGGCTCAGGATCGAAAAGAGCCAACTTAAACAGTCTACCGAGTCTCTCGGCAAGTGTCCCACGGAATCCGAGTTCATGTAGAGTCAATCTAGTTGACCGCAACGAACCGAGTTTCGAACGGAACCAGACCAGCCCTGCGCGGAAGCGCTGGTTACTGGAAACACCTGCCAGAAACAAAGAAAACTCACGTCCAAGCGAGTTCACGAACTCCGACGACCGTAGACGTCCGAAGCGCAATGTAGGCACGACCCGAAGGTAGCCACCTACAAAACGCAACAGAGTACTGTTCAATGAACCGTACTCAACGTCCACGGAAGTCTTTGTTCGCTCGACCTCGAGCCCAAGCTCCCCGACTTTCCCCATCCACACGTCTGACGCCTCCTTCGACGACTGAAAGAGTATGTCATCCCCGTTAATCAGACAGGGAGCCGAGACCGTCTCCTTCCAGCTAAGCCCCGCAGACCGCATCGCGTAAAGAAACGCAATACGGTTCTGCAGGCAGAGCAGAGGGAAGGAGAGGTACGAGCCCATCATCTGTCCGACCGAAGGACGACCTACCCAGTGCTTCGTCGTATAAGGACACCCAGCGGGTCCATCGAGCCAGTACAAGACTGGTCGAAGGATCTGCAGGGACCTCTCCTTGACGGAGGGTGGCAGGACGGTGGAAGAGGCAAGCATGGTATTAACGATCACCTCAGCGACCTCGATCGACAGATTATCTGTCGCCGAAGCGTAATCGCCGGAGGTGAGAATACCCTTTTCTTGGCGGAACCCCGCTTTCGCAAGTCCCTCGTCCGAGACATCCCCTCTAGACAGCCACTTGCACCTCGAAAGGTGATTGTAGATCGTCTTGTGAAGGGGCCGGAGGAGCAACTCGTCAGAGGAAAACTTCGTCAGAGGACGGGGTTTCCCAGCAGACTGGACCACGATCAACTCGGCCTCAGGCCCGGGGCGCTCGGGACGGGACGGACCCTCGAGAGCTTCTGTAAGGAAACTCGCGTGATCAATCCCGGTACCCAAAGCCCCGCCCTGTAGACGTGTCGAGTCGGTCGTCGCGCTGAGCGGCGGTGATGTGAGAAGAACTTGCTCTTCGTAGCCCAGATCCCACCCCTTTGGAAAGAGGCGGGATGTTTGCTGAGCGACGAATCGCAAGTAACCGACGGGGAGTTCACGTCTGGGACGACGCACCCCCTCCACAAGCTTCTCCATGAGGGGCCCGTTCATGCATTCGCACGACGCGGGTAAACCCTTCTTTATGGACTGCCAGGCCATGACTTCCCGAAGGTCATCACTCGGGCAGGATCCCAGAAGCTTCTTC